ACATTGCCAGGGGCATTTTTGCTGATCTTACATTCGAGTTCTAAACCATTTGGTCCTGCTTTCATACCTGTGGCTCGACCAATTGGTCTGTCATAGTCATGATTAAACAGAATAATTGGATTTTTCTCAAAGTTTTGTAATCCACCTTTAGTCCAAGCCTCAGCTGAGATTGTATCGCCTGCGCGATCAAAATCTGCTGTACTAGCCATACCACGGATCATTACTGATCCATCGTCTGATTCTGCGGCTTTGAAAGTAGATGTTAGATTAAAAATCTTATTCATATTATTTCTCTACAGTACTTGCCCTGAGTGCTTCTAAAGGGTCTTTGCTTTCCTCTACAGGTTCATCCTGTGGAGGGTTTAGTGCTAATGCACAGAGTTCTTTTTCTGCGCTTTGTACTTTGGTTATGAAAGAACCCCAAGTATTAAAATACTTCTTCCAGGTTCTTCGTAAAACTGCGTCTGGCTTTCCAGTTGGGTACTTATCCTGCAACCCTTTATAACTAGAAGGTATCTCACCTATCTCTGCAAACCATACTGCGGCCTTTCTTACTATTCTGTCTTTTGTGTTCATTCTTCCTCTTCTGGAGGCCTACCGCCTTCATCTGGGTTAGCTGCTGAACCTGCAATATTTGCAGGAACTCGTATATCGTTTGCATCATCTCTAGTATCGTACCCAAGAGCTTCGCGAGCTTCGTTCGGGCTAATGATACCGCCATTCACCAATGAGGTGTAGTAGGCTGATGCGTCACGTAACTCGGGCTGCAAAGCAGGCACTCCGGTTACGTCTTCTACAATCTCAAAACCAAAGTAGCGAGAGAGTGCTGAATTTAATTTGTTAATATTTGTCAGTATAGTCTCTAAGTAATACAGACGCATATTCGGGCGAATATTTGCGTTATTTCCAGAGTCTAGTAGGATTGGTGGGACACCGATTGCTTTCAGAATAATCTTTTCGTTTTCTGCAATAGCTGCTTGAAAGTCTAACTCTTTAAAGTTTACATTTGAGATCTTATCAACCTCTAAGCCGCCATCAAGGATTAAAGGATTACGACCCCCGGCATCAGGGCGGTAGCGAGCTTGCCAAGAAGTCATCATACGCTCTTTGATTTTCTCTGAAAGAGTGTTTGGTGACTTTAGTACTAAACCAGGAACTGCTCCGTTCTCGAAAAACTTATCCTGAAACTTTCTCATACGAGTCATAAGCATCATAGTTCGAGTTGCAGGCTTCAGTCGAGATACACCACGGAATACATCGTGGAAAGAGTTTTCTTTAATGTGGATAACTTCTTGAGGAGAATAATCAATATCATTATAGCTATACTTTTCAATATAGGTCTTTGGATCTCCATGAATTACTACATCATCGGCTGGTAAGTGGTAAAGGTGCGCTCCATCAAAGTAGATAAAGATGTTGCCATCAAGAAGTAAGTCTGTGAAAAGATTACGTCTAAATGTGCTAATGTCTTGGAAAGGGTTGGGCTCTTTTGAAAGAAGTAGCTCAACTTTTGATCGCTTAACGCCTTTAACAACGCCAGGCATTGCAATAGGCTTAACAGTAGTGCGTATACCCGCAGAGTCATCAACTACCATGTTTACGGCTCGGTTTACTACTTCGAGTTCTTCATAGTAAAACTCGTAACTGCCTGTATGCTCTCTAGAAGATTCAACATTATTACCCACCCACATCTGTATAGGATTGAGTTTTTCCTCAACCTCTACAGGAGCTTTCTTTTCAAAAGGATTATACCAGGCCATGTTTTTCTCTTTGAATCTCTACCCAGCGCATCTGCTTTTTTGCAGTTCCGAGAGCAGGATCTTTTCCGTAAATTTTATGTAGTGCTAAATGATGGTGATGACACAAAGTCACTGTATGGTCATATAGCTCGGCACTATGTTCTTCAATGAAGTCATCCCTGAGTGCTTGTATATAGTCAGGGTTCAGTTTGTTTTTTGTAAGCCACTGGTTTAGGAGCGGTGTCAAACTATAAAAATGGTGGAAATCAAGTTGCTCTGTCTCGCCACAAATACGACACTCTGTCCCTTTCTCGTACTTGGACTTTGCCTTGTCTCGTACATACTTTACTGCGTCACGTTTTAGTTTAGGCATTTTCTTTCCGGTTCTTCATTTTTCATTAGAAGAATTATATCGAGTTTAAGGTAACTTGTCAATAACTATTTTTCCGTAGGTCATCGCTAGAAGGATACATTTGCAGTAACAAATGAGTATAGTGCGTAGCGAAGTGCGTCTGCCATGTGCGATGCCATGTTATGTTTCGGTTTTTCCTTTATAAGATTCGGATTTGGATCCCACTGATACGCGTCTACACACGAGAGCGATTCCTTCGCAGCTTGATCAACAAAGAGGGAGTCGTTGTCGATAATGGCTGCAACATGGCCAATTCCATCGATGATAGATTTCTTCGCGTTAATAGTTGATATTCCATAGTTCTGCGCGAAATCGAACCTTGTTTGTTGAGCAGCTGAGTCAATATAAATATAATCAATATCCCAACGATCAATGAGTTTTTGGATCTGTTCTGCATGCTGGTCTGTGGTTCTCTCGTTATTAAAATACTCGTCTAGTAAATAGAACTTCTCGGTGTCCCAATCATAAGCAAGTACACACATTGCCGTTGGGTCTCTAAAACCAACATCCAGGCCCGCAAATACGTCCATCTTGCTAGTATCAAAGTTAGCTAGGTCTTGTACCTGAGTCTCAAAGTTAAAGTTCCAGATCTGACCTTCATAAGTATTAAAGTCGGCCTCGTACTCCTGCTTAAACTCTGCCTCTGACATAGACTTTCGTGCTTCTGAAATATCGCTCTCAGACATACGCGGATTATCTTTATAAGTTGCACGAATACTGCACCACTCTGGAAACTCATCTGAAAAGCCTCGCATGAAGAACTCAGAGAACCAGTTATTGCGTCCCCGTGGGGTAGAGATAAAAATTGCTTTTGAATTTGGTTTATCTAGGGTAGGTCGGAGTGCTACGTTGAAAGCGTCTCTGCCATCTGCAAGTGCGGCTTCGTCAAAGATAATAAGATCATAAGAACGACCTACACAAGAGTCAACCTGGTTTACAGAACCCATTCGTACTGTAGAGCCGTTGGATATTTCAATCACTTTATCTTTAGCGTTATCTTTTGTAACCTCTAGATCAAAGTGCTTAATCAAGTTCCTTTGTAGATCAAAAGAAATCTGAGACAAGGAGTAGTTAGGAGACATGATTAAGATTGTAGAGCCTGGCACTAGAGACACAAGCTGTCCAATAATGTTCGCAATGTATGTCTTACCTTGACGTCTAGAAATAGCCGCAGAGATAAAACGATACTTAGGGTTATTTACCGCATTGATAATTGCTATCTGCGAGGGTAGAGGTGTGATGTTTAGTAGATCCAAATAAGGAGCTACGGGGAGTTTGAGAAACCTTGCCTCAGATTGTAATTCAACTATTTCGTCAGAAACTACATCTCTCCGACTTACTTCAACTGCCATTTTATATTCCTGTTAGTTATTTTTTACCGACTGCTTCTTTAGCGTAGAATGCTGCAACAATAGCGGCTACGGAAACAAAGTAGGTAGGAGCCATGTCTCCCAGAGTCTTTGACGCATTCTCCAAACCTACTAGTTCCGCGATTACTACAGCGAAGGGATAAAGTAACATTCCACCAAGTGCAAACCAGGCCATGTTTCTTTGCGCATCTCGCATAGCGTCTTGATCTTCTAATTCCTTTCGGCGAGCTTCAAGGTACATAGCCTCTTCTGCGCTAGATACCTTGCCATCTCCATTTGTGTCTGCTGGGTGGAACTTATCGTCTACCATTTTACTTTATCCGCCCAGTATGCTCCTGACATAGGCCCTTTCGCAATATTCTTAGCGTGTCGTGCTTTAAACGATCTACGCTTAGCTTTCGTAGCTTCTGATTCGCCGGCCTTCGGCTTCCCTGCCGTTTTAGCTCCCTGCTGACCGAACCTGATTGTCTTCACCTTGCCGCCTACTTTGGCTACTACAATGTGAGACTTTTTAGGGTGTTTTGGAGTGCGCTTAGGTTTGTTATAACCACTGACTCCAGCCCTTTTTAATCTGCCATTAGGTTTCTTTTTACTTTTTCTTTTTGCTGGCACGTTTCTTCCCCAATGTCATTCTCTGTGCTAACAGAGACTTAGGAACATTCTTCCCTTCCTTATACAGTTTTGCAATACGTTTAATAACGCCCGCAAGTTGAGTTCTTTTAGTACCTTTTGTACCGCTTAAATACTTCTTTGGTACTCCCGACTTCTTGTCTTTTGGCACTTTGCGTTTACTTTTTCTTTTTGGCACGACCAGCCCTCTTAATATCATTGTCTTGGGAGTGACCACCTCGCATAAACGAGTTTACTCTGCCAAATGCCCACTGAGACATTGATGTTCCGGGACGAGAACCAGACGATAAATAAGCGCCTTGCCCGCGACGATAAACTTTAGCTAGTTGTCCGTAAGTATATCTTTTACTCTTCTTTGCCTTTCCTCTAAGTGTAGCTCTTACGGTTGCGCTGAGAGGTTTGGCAGTACGGCGCTTAGCTGGTGCCTTCTTCGCTGCCTTCCTCTTCTTCTTCACTGCCATCTTCAGTCTCCAAAAGCTCGACGGGCATTGGCACATCTAGGAATTTAATAGCTTCTTGCTCTGTGGCAAATTTATGAAGCTTTCCATCAACTCGGACGCACCAGCGGCCTCTCTTTTCATATATATCCATTATTTGCTCCGACGTTTGCGATTCTTTCCCGCTCTTTGGCCTCTCTTGGGCTTGCTTGGCTTCTTCTTCGGCTTCTTCATAGCTTTCTCAAAAGCTGCGTGTGTTTTACCTGCCATATGGATCTTTCCTTTTCCAGTACCGTGACTATGAGTACCGCTTAAACCTAACCGCTTTGCTGCTTTCATCGCGGCTGCTTTAGTTTTATATCGCATTTTATTTTCCTAACGGATTGGACAGATAGTCCATCCCGTCCCAGAGTTCCTGTATCTCGCGCTTTAGTACTTTTACCTCGCCTTCGATACCTTCCAACTCTTTAGTCTTTAATTCTGCTCTTTGTACTACACCTTTCATGGACTCCATCTCTTTCTCAACTTCAACCATACGTTCTTGAATGGCAAGGAGTTTTGTCTGTTGTTCCATGATTGTTTCGAGGTTAGTACCAAATGAAGCTAGTTTTCCCTGGAGTTGAGAAATGTCGTTCGCTTCGAGTTCTGTTTCAATAACAGTAATCTGTTCGTGGAGAGGTGCAATATCTGGAATCTCATACGCCTCTACCGCTTCAAGTCTCGCATATACAGAGGAAGCTGTCCATATTCCGCCTGCGATTGTGGAGATAAATGCTAGTACAACTGCAATCTGTGCTCCGCTGAATCCTACGCCATCAACCTTCATCGTGCAAGATCCTCGTTACAATCTGTTCCAGAGAAGAAACACTTCTTTTGTGTAGGTCCGTTTAAGTAGAAATCACTGTCAGCGCCATTAAACAAAACCTCTGTACGTGTCAGCATGAGATCAATTCCGAATGCATCAGTGCCATCTACCCACACTGCATAGCCTTGGTTCTGGGCTGAGAAGTCTAGAAGTACTGCTTTTGACTGATGTGCGAAACTAAGGTTGTCAGCTGCGTCGGTGAATCGTACACCCGCGTTGTCTGCCCCTTCCTGAAGCCAGGCTGATGCTGCTTCGTCAGATGCTACGGCAATATAAGCTGCTGCGTTCGCGGCATGGCTTGCTACATCATCAAGGCTCTCGTTATAAACCTCAATATCTTCTGCTGAGATTGTAAGCATTTGCTCATTTGATGATACAAAGTCCTGAAGATCTTCTTGCTTCTGTATATCCTGTGTCTCTTGTGCTTCAACTGCCATGTCAGAAACCTGCACTACTGTTGCGAGATCTACTGTAATTTCTGCAAAGGTATCAACAGCGTCATTTAACAGACCAATCTCTATCTGTCCTTGGTCGTTTAAAAACTCAGAAGCAGTGTAAGCTGTAAAGCTTGCCATGCCTTGAAGCGCGCTATTGTAAGCCTCTGTTTCTGCTGATGAAATGTGAGCGTCTGTCTGTATACCAAACTCTGCGATACCAGCACTTGTTGGACCCATAACAGTAGCTGCACCTACATACTGAATACCTAAATCAAGCTTACCTGCAATAGTGCTTGAAGCATTTACTAAGTTATCAAGCTCATTCGCTGGTGCGGAAACGCTCGCTAATAGACAAGCTGTCGCTAGAATCTTCTTGTTCAACGTTATCTTCTCCTATCCCTAGTAACGAATTGTACCAGAGTTGCTTGGCTGTATAATCAGGTTTAGAGACATACTCGGGCTTGATCGGACATTTAAGATAATTCTTCTTCTTGTCGCAAGTCCTTCGTTCCTCTTTACCGTTCTTTACTTTGCCATAATTCGGAATATAGAGTTCCGGATTACTTTTCATCATTAAGTAAGCTCTTTTGCCTACAATTAGTTTTCCTCTTGTTAAGATTGGACAAGGAGTTCCAGATATAAACATCGACTCCCATACTTTGTGATCTTGGCACATTCGTGCTACTGCTGCGACCTTCATTCCAAGGTCTGATAATACTTTTGAATCTCTTCTGCGGTTACAGTTTGGATCTTCCTTGAACTTTCCACCAGACAATCCTAACATTCCAGTCTGGATTGAGCCTCCTGATCCTTGAAGACAGGTTTCAACTCCATTCGCCATATAGCTAGGACTAATTGCAGAACCTACGGGGATCTCGCTCGAAGAGCCAGCTCCATTATAGTTCGTAGTCGAAGATGCTGACGAGTTATTACTTCCTACAGTCGAGTTCTCAGCATTTGTATTCAACGAACCTTCTTGCGTAGTATCGCCAATTGCGAAAGAAGAAACTAAAAGTAATAGAACTAGTCTCATTACATCGTCGATAAAGTTACGATCACACCGGCTAGAAACAGAATAATTGTGCCGCCGAGTGCGTAAAATCGCCCTTCCATACGACCAAGAGTATCTTCTATATTCTCTAGTCGTACAAATGTAGTCTTCCAGCGTTCTTCACACTGTACTTCGTGAGTGCGCAATTCTAGTTCGAGTCTATTCTGATCCATTGAGTAGTTTTTCCATTAACTTACCATAGTTGCCCTGACCGAACGGTACTTGCTCGTTGATCTGGACATTAGTTTGGTTCTTGATGTTACCGTTCTCAGCCTTCTGTAGGTCGGTCTGAGCTTTGATTTCATCTATACGCATTTTATGGGCCATTTGTAACAGATCAGCTAAGTCCTTACTAGAGTATACACCAGATTCCTGGGCTTCTTCAAGTTTGGATGCGATCATGTTGTCGAGCAAAGAACCAATGTTGTTCTTGTTTCGATAACCCATGTCGAGATACACTGTGTCGATATACTTTTTAACTTCACGCTTGTTCAGTTGTTCGACTACGGCTGTTTCAGGCACCTGAAGATAGTCACACACGCCTCGGATGTTTCCGAATTGTAAGTAACTATTGGCTATCTCTAGCCCTTCAGGTGATATTGTAGTTAATTCTTTTGCCATGTGAAGAATTATACTAAGATTAAGGTTTTATGTCAAGTAGTATTTTTCGAAGGTTACTTGATAAAAACGTACCGAACTTCTACTTCAGCTCCGTTCTTTGAAAAATCTTTCGTACTTTCGAGCTTTCCTTTTACTAGAAGGCGTTCATGTACCTTCATCTTATAACCAAACTCCGCAGACTCTTCTCCAGTTTCAATATAAAAATTATTTTCGAACTTGTACCCTAGTCGCAGGTAATCTGAAGTCTTCGAACTGTCCAAATCCGACTTGTACTTATATTCAACGTACCCATCGGCACTTGCACAGGCCGACCACAAGATGACGCCTGCAATGATGTATGCAGTAAGTTGCCACGGACCCCAAAAAATGTCAAAAGTGTTTCCCAATTGCTTCATATTCATATTCCTTTTCGCTTATTCGAATTATTTCGAATTATGACAATTATATCACAGTTTTATGACAGAATTATGACAGTTTTTTTGATACACCCTTTTGGTTTATGAAAATTACATAAAGTTGTACGAATATCACATAGACACCTTTTTGGTTTATGAAAATTACATAAAGTTGTACGTGTGG